ATTGCAGTTTCTGGTAAAATCCGCAAAACCCCATCGACAACACGTACCCTCGCCCCAGTATAACTTGTGTTATTGGCATTCATTATGACTGTTGTTGCATCTCCAGTAGAATTTATTGAATCCGCACCAGGCAAACTGCAAACATCTTTCCATGCTCCTGCCGGCACTTTTGCAGTTATAGAAAGTCCAGTACAACTGATTTGAAGCATTCCATTTTTTACTCGATACCAAGAACTCCCATTTGCAAAACCCGTTTTTGGCGTTAAACTTCTTTTAGGTATGTCACCAGAAAAGTGCAATTCTTCAAATGTCTTAGATCCTGAAATTGTTTCATCACCTGTTTTGCTAACAACTTCATTAAAATTATCATTAATCGCTGTTCCTGCATCAGGCATGCCATTATATATTTTTTTCATAATTTTAATCCTCCCAATGTTTTAATAATTCAACAACGTCTGTATACCAGAGTTTAGGGACATTTTCCAAAGAAAATTTACCATTTTTTATAAGCGTCGCATAAAATTTTGCCATTTCAAGCCTCCTTCAAGCTTTCTAACTTCTTCACTCGTTCATCTGTTGCTGTCAAAGTAAGTTGTAGTTGGCTCACAAATTCACCTAAATCTGCTACTCCTTGAACTAATGCTTTGTATTCTGGAATGGGAACACTCGTGACCGTTTGCCATTTGTTTTCTACCCAATCAAAACCAACAATAATAACATCTTCAGAACTAGGGGGAGTAACTTCCGTAAATGGACGAGTAACCACTTCATCATCTGGAGCTTCCCATACTGAATAAGTATTTCCTGTAATCTTATAAATTTTTTTACTCATTAAACCAATCCTTCCATTTTGTCTTCAATCGCATTCAAGCGAGAAACAATATCCTTCTGAGTATTTTGCGGTTGAATTTTTTCTACAATTATTTGTTCATTGTCTGTTGGTAAGCCTATCGGCTCTCCTCCATCAACATGAATCTGTGAACAATGTGTCCCATCAAGTAAAAGGTAAACATCATCTAAGGGGCGCTGAGAGAATTTAAAATTAGCATAGTCTAATGGAACCCGTAATTTAAGAAGATCACTCTCCCAAGACACAATCTTACATTCCTTGATAATAGGAACCGTTCCCCCAAACTTTCCTTCAGGTTCCGTGCCTAAAGGAACAATTCCTAAACCGTAATCATAAGTAGTAATATAAACATTTTCAGGAATTGTATTCATTTTCCGTTTGATTGTAATTAAAACTCCCTGCGGAACATACCCCGTCAAAATCTTTTCAATATTTTCTAATCGCTCATTGAGAACGGCAAAGTCTCCAAAATATTCACTACTTCTTGCTGTAATAACTTCACTATCTTTTGTGGCATTAGCGATTACATTTTTAAAGTTATTTTCAAGTTCTGTTTGTCTACCTTCTACATTGTTTTGACGCCCTATTAAATTTTTAAAATTTTTAAGCACATCATTCACTCGAATGTCTAACCACTCTACAAACAATGCAAGACTCTCGCGAACATCTACACCCCATCCTTTTTCACGAATCCATTGCGAAAGTTTAATAGCACTTTCTGTTTTTATACCCCTTTGAATTTCATCGTAAATCGATTCATCACTAGAAATATGCTCAAAATCACGATATTCTTTATTTCCATCTGCTCCCAAAATTGTCCTCCTTGTCCTTCTTTTAATCTTTAGCTTTCAAATCATTAATTTGTTTTTGTAGAGCTTCAAATTTAACATCATAATCAGACTTGATTTTGTCTAAATCCGTGTGAACGTCGTTGACAGTCGGGTCAAGCGCACTTAATTTATCAGTCAGCTCATTAATATGAGTTTCTGCCAAAGTAATCTTAGTATCAATATTAGAAATATTCAATGTTACTGTTTCAAACATACTGTCTAACCCCTCCACAGATTCATTAGTATGTTTAACACTTTTTTTAAGTGATTGAATATCTGCTTCTAAATTCGATTGTTCTCTCTTAAGCTTCGAAAGGGTAAGTTTATTTTTCCCAAAAGTAAGTGTACTTCTTTGAGGAGCGGTAATATTGATTTCTTTTGTAATAATTTGTAACTGCTCATGACTACCAAGAACAGGAATAACAATATTGTATTTATCTCCTAATTGCAACCGTTCAAAGGACAAATTAATTAATGCTAAATCAACGACATTAATTGTCCAACCAATCATTTGCAATTTTTGATTTTCTAATTCCTTTAAGCCCTTATTTTTTAGTATCTTTTTATCGTGAACATCATCAAATACTACCGATTTTTCAATTATTCCATAGAAAGATTTTAATTCTTCATTATCTATGTATTTTTGGCCATTATTGACTTCCGCAATATCAATTCTAGGAGCACCAAACTGATTTTTCTTCTCATCTTTTTCAGGTATTTCAGCCCCAAAAGGATAAACTCTTGTAAATAAATTTTCAGGACTATACTCTCTTTGAGCATCTATAACATTTTTCCCCAACATAATTGGAGTTTCTTTAACCTCTCCAACATCCTTAACATAATCGATGATATTGTCGTGCTCAATCAGATATCCCCCCAAACGACTGAGCAATTTGTCTTTTAAATTTTCCATTGTGGAGTTTGTGGAGATTCCACGATAAATATCATTGCTCTCTGAAAATTCAACTTCACCAAAAGTAAAATGTTTATAGTTCTCCACCTGTAGATTATGAGTGTCAATCAGATCCATTAAGAAATCCTTGACTGAGGAACGACTAGAAATTTTAAAAATTTGTAAACTGTCCAAAAGATAAGCCAATTTCCCTTCACAACTAATTTGACTTAAGACTTGTCCAGAATTTGAAACACTTGAACTAATTTTTGAAATACGTCCATAAAACACACACTGATGCGTTGTACGATCAATCACCTCTATGAAATCTGTCATAAGTTTAAAATTCCCATATAACGCATTAGAAAAAGGAATCGAAAAAGAAGCGGAAGCAACGCTTCCTAGTGCTAAAGTAACAGTTCCACTTGTAATTTTGGGGCCAAATGCTTCAGGTTCATGCAAAATAACAGGATTTTGCTTATAAGGATTATCATAGTAAATCACTCTATACATTAACGCATTTCTCCTCTATCATAATGAATCTTTACCCTACCATGACCTATAAGACTAAACTCATTGAAGACTCCATCAAAAACAATATAAGGAGTGGCATTCTTCCCAACTTTAAGCACTTTAGAATATTCATTCATCTTTAGCGTAACCTCACCACTAATTAATTCAAAAATAGGTTCAACTTTCATCGCTTCAGGAATTACAAGAAAGGTTTTCAAATAACTCTGTACATTAAAATCATAAATCTGAGCAATATCCACATCAAAGTTAAAAGAATCCCAAACATCCTCGTAGCTATCGTTATTCCGATACATATAAGGTTGAGCTTTGAAACCTAATTGACAAGTTAACATTTGATTTTGTGCATCATTAACAAAAGTGGCAGACATCAATTTGGCTTTAAAATAATAGCCTAAGTCATGTGTATCGTATAATTCTACATAATTGTACGAACTTGCTAAATGCTTAATCTTAGCCTCCAATTGCTTACGTTCATCATAATTAGCATCCATTTTAACAAAAGTGTAATTAAGCTCTCGCTCATTAAAAAATTTTCCAAAAATTTGGGAATAATCTTCTACACCATCCGAAAAAGGAATATTCTCTATCACTCTCTTTTCTTCGGGTAACGGTGCCGAACGTTCTGTTAACATTAACCCTAACTTTTCGCTATCAAACTGGCCAAATATTATTTTTTCAGCCAACTGTACCACCTCCAATATCTAGACGATTGTGTTGAAAATGATTCACTCCAAGCTGAGTATCTAGAATATCTATCATTTGTCCTCCAATATTCATACTGATATTTCGAGAGGCCTTAACTGCTGTTAAAATTTCCAATAAAACAGGCAATAGTTTATCTGTAGAATTTTCTTGAGGTACTTCAACTTTTACTTCACGATGCACCCCCAACTTATTCATCGTTTTGTAAAGCATGTCAAGCGAGCGCATCCCTTTATTAAGAGGGATAATTGCTTCTTCATTTCCGCCTTCGCCAAGTTCATAATAACCATGACGACTAATGAAGCCACCCCGTTCCCATCCATGGCCTTGACCGATGTAATTCCAAGTTCCCATAGCATTTAAACGGCGAATTGCAGCGAGAATTTGGTCAAAACCACTGAAAATATTTGTATGTCCTGGTAGTGCCCATTGTGCAAAAGTTTGAGGAATAAATTGTAATAACCCTTTAGCCGGATTTCCAGACAAAGTATTGATATCAACAACACTCGAAGATTGAACAATTTTTTCATTCCCTCCAGATTCTGTTTGAATCTGTTTCAATAAGTTTTGAATTTGCCAAGGCGCAAGGGTCATCCCCAGAAAACTTGCAGCCTTTTTAATTTGTGACTCCCAACTTCCTACATGATCTCCTCCTGTAGAAGAGTTGTTACTATTTTCATTAGTGAACTTATCAATAAGTTTTTTCACATAATCAATTGCAGTGGATTTGATTTTAGAAAAACTACCATCAGACATCTTTCTAAAAGCATCATTGGTTAAACTTTTGGTAAATTTAGTCAAACCCAAACCATCAATAATATCATCAATGATTCCCGTTGCCCCTTTAGAAACAACGCTCCATGTATCCGAAAATTTTCCTTTGACCCAATCAAAAGCATTAGTTATCGTTCCCCAAACCCCTGTTTGATGATGAGGCAATTGAGAAATCATAGACAAGAATTCTTTTGATTGACGATGAGGTAAAATAGAAGTTCCTTTTTCTAAATATCTTAATTCTTGTCCTGCTAATCCAACTGGAAAAATTCCTTTAGTGCTATGATGTGCAAGTTCGAATCCCTCTTCTCCTACAACTGCTATTTCATCTTGTAAAAGACCATTTGTTCCTCTTGCATATCCGTTAGGTTTCCATTCAGGAATAGCATGTTTCCACTTATCGTTAAAAAATTGGAGCTATACTATAAAAGTGGACAGAAAATTGTGTGTTATAATCTGTCTATTAAGACACAAAAAAGAAAGGACTTTTATGTCAGGTTTTAAACGTTACGACGAGGATTTCAAACAATCTCTCGTTAATCTCTATCAAACTGGTAAAACACAAACTGAACTCTGTAAAGATTATGGGGTATCTTCTTCTGCACTTGCAAAATGGATTAAGCAGTATTCTCAAGTGCGTCTTGAAGATAATACGGTGTTGACTGCTAAACAGATTCAAGAATTACAAAAAAGGAATGCCCAACTA